TGACACAGGCTCTGGCCTTGGCAATCGACAAGGGTGCATTGGAAGGCACTGGCTTGTCCGGTCAGCCAACTGGTATTCTCAGCACTGTTGGCGTTAACAAGCCAACTGCGTTTGCTGCTGCTGTACCAACCTTTGCTGAAATGGTTGCTTTGGAAACTGCTGTTGCAGAAGACAACGCTCTGTTTGGCAACTTGTCCTACATCACGGACGCAGCCACTTATGGCGGTCTGAAGACGAAAGCTAAGGACGCTGGTTCGGGCATGTTCGTTCTCGAAAACGGTCAAGCTAACGGTTACAACGTAATCCGCACTCAGCAGTCAACTGCTGGTAACGTATACTTCGGTAACTTTGCTGACTGCTTGATCGGCATGTGGGGTGGCCTCGACCTGACGGTTGATCCATACACCGCATCGACAACCGGAACTGTCCGCATTGTTGCGCTTCAAACTGTTGACGTTGCAGTACGCCACGCAGTTTCGTTCGCATACAACAACGACACGGTATAAGAAATGTTGGGGACCGGGATTTGGAAGTCATCTCGGTCCCCGACTTCTTTGGAGAATGACATGCAATACAAGTGCATTCGTGGCGTAATAACATCGCAAGGCCCATTGAACGTGGGTGATGTTGTTACCCTTCCACATAGCGAAGCCTTGGTGCTTATCGCTCATAAGAAAATCGAAATCTTTGAAGAAGCAGTCCGTGTGGCTGAAGCCCCAAAGGTTGAACATCGCGATCCTGTTGCAACAGAAATAGAAAATCGCGATCCTGTCATTAAGCGCAGTTCCAAGAATGGGGATTGAGAGCGCAAATGATATTCTCGACTTTTTTGAAGTCGATGATTTTGCAGATACTGCCACCTACACACCAGTAGGTGGTAGTGCTGTTTCTGTGAACGGTATCTTTGATGCCCCGCAAGCCAGCCGTGGCGCAACAGACCTGATGGACATCACAATCCCATCCCCACAGTTTGTTTGTCGCACTGCTGACGTACCTTTGGCTGCTGACGGCGATGAAATTATCATTCGCTCTGTTGCGTATAACGTGCGGGTTGTGCTGACAGACGGCACAGGTGTATCGACGCTTATACTCGAAAAGGTGTAATATGGCTCACGTTCGGCAGCAGATCAGGGACTATGTTGCCGACCTGTTGGTTAACTTTATTTTTGATAGATTTGGTATTGTAATTCAGGATCGTTTTAATGTTAATCTTGAAGCTAGGCAGGGTGGCGACACAGGCACTTTGTACAAGTTCCGTCGCTATGCACTTGATGAAGAAAAGCTTCCGGCACTTATTGTTTACACCACGACTGACTTATCGCGTCTGGCGACCATAGGTCAGCGGACGATGACCCACGACCTTGAATTGAGGGTGGACATCATAAACAAAGGGTCAAGCCTAAATATATTTGAGAACATTGAGCAGTTTTCGGCAGAACTAATAAGCAAGGTAGAAGGTGATTTCTTTTTAGGCGGATTGGCAAAAAGCTGTGTGCTGGCAAGTTCAGATTTTGATGTGGAAACTGGCGGCGAAAAGGCTATCGGTTCCGGCAAGATGATATTTAACGTGCAGTATACAACCGCCATAAATAACTGTCAGGTGTCAATCTAATGGCGCATATGAACCAACAGATCAGGGACCGGGTCGCCACCATTATTGGTGCGTTGCCGTTCTTCTCTGGCCGCGTCTACAAGATGCGCTCCTATGCCTTGGATGAAGCAAAACTGCCAGCGGCGGTGGTATACACCAACAGTCAATCGTCTTCGCTTGTCAGCATAGGCTTTAGGACGCTTCAAGGCTCACTTAATCTGACGGTGGATATTCACATCAAGGGTTCCAGTGCGACGATAGTAAATGAAATCGACGATGCCTGTGTTTTGATTGAGGATGCCATTGGCTCTGATTTCTCACTCAACGGATTAGTTAAGAGTTGCGTTTTGACTGAAACCGACGTAGACATTAACGTCGAAGGCGAAAGGCCGACGGCTTCTGCTCGGTTGTCTTACGTTGCTGAATATGTTACATCCATAGCTGATGTGGAGACACCAAGATGAAGATGGTCAAAGTTTACAACAAAACTGGCGATGAGATACTCGCTTGTGAGTGTGATCTAGAGCAATATCAGTCGAAGGGCTGGGATGTTAAGAAGGCTGCAAAGCCAAAGGTTCAAGCAGAGAAAGTCGAGGAGTCTGAGTAATGGCTACGCATACTGGCAGTGAAGGAACGCTCAAGGTTGGTGCGAACACCATCGCAGAGATTCGATCCTATTCTTTGGAAGAAACCGCTGACACTGTCGAAGATACTTCGATGGGTGATAGCTACCGTAGCTTTAAAACGACACTGAAGGGCTGGTCAGGCTCTGTTGACGTATTCTGGGATGAGACTGACACTTTGGGCCAAGGTGGCCTTGTAGTCGGCGCTCAGGCGACGATCAGCGTATTTCCAGAAGGTGCGTCGGCTGGCGTATCTGAAAAGTATTACACCGGAACCGCGACTGTGACAGGAAAGACCATCACTGGCAGCTTTGACGGCATGGTGGAATCGACAATCACGCTTCAAGGCACTGGTGCTTTGACCGAAGCAACACTGGCGTAAGGATAAGACATGGCTACCCATACTGGTTCAGAAGGCACAGTTCGCGTTGGCTCGACCAACAACGTGCTTGAAATTCGTTCGTACTCGGTTGAAGAAACCGCCGATACTGTTGAAGATACCTCAATGGGCGATAGCTATCGCACGTTCAAGACTACCTTGAAGGGTTGGTCTGGTTCAATTGATGTGTTCTGGGACGAAACAGATACCACAGGTCAGGGCGCATTAATCCCAGGCGCTGAAGTAGCTATCCGCTTCTACCCAGAAGGCGCAGTTTCGACCGACATTTATTACACGGGTCAAGCCATTGTAACTGGCAAGACTATCACTGGCAGCTTCGATGGTATGGTGGAATCCACTATCACTGTTCAAGGAACAGGGGCTTTGACTAGCGCGGCTGTATAATTAAAAGGACGATTAATATGAGTATTGCCAAGCGCATATCAGAGCGGACATCGAATAAGCGTCACATAGACGTTGCAGAATGGGGTGATGAGGGCAAGCCAGAGAAGGTCTATTACGGCCCTCTGCTTGCTGGTGAACTGAACCGCATCCAGCGCAAACACCCTAAATTTTTGAGCGATACATCATTTGATGCAATGGTTGACCTTATCATTCTTAAGGCTGAGAATGGTCAGGGCGAAAAGCTGTTTACGCTTGAGGACAAGGCTGTTCTGATGCGTGAAGAAGTATCCGTGATCTCGACTGTCGCTGCTGCATTTATGAGCGGTGAAAGCGTCGAGGAGCAGGAAAAAAACTAAGGGACGATCCGTTTAGGTATAATCTAATTACCTTGGCGGATCGACTAGGCAAAACCATTGCAGAGATTGAATTTATTTCAATCGAAGAGTATAACGAGTGGGTCGCTTATTTTAACCTGAGCGAGGAAAGGCAAAAGCGTGGCCCAAAACCAAAAAATTGAGTATCTGTTTGCTGCTCAGGTTACTGGGCAGAATGAACTTAAAAAGCTTACTGAGGCCGTTGACTCTCTTCGCAAAGAAATGGATGCGCTTAGAAATGCTAATGGCCCCCTTGCCGCTGGCATGGGTGCTGTTGAGGGCGCAGCAAGAAAATCTGGAAAGGGCCTTGACGAAGCCTCCAAGGCAATTCGTAATCACCGCCAAGGTGTCCAGCAAGCTGGTATGCAGCTTAATGACTTTGCAACTAGTGTGTCTACTGGAGCAAGCCCACTACAGGCGTTTAACCAGCAGATAGGCCAACTTGGTTACGCCATGTCCATGATGGGCGGCGTGGCCGGAAGGATTGGTGCGTTCCTTGCTGGGCCTTGGGGAGCCTTGGTTATTGGCGCAGCAATGGCAATTAGCTTTTTTGTAGAAAAGCTAATGGCTGGTGAAAAAGCTGCTGCTCAATTAGAAGTTGCGTCATCCGCCTTGAGTTCGGGGCAGTCTGCTCTTGGCGACATGTTCGACATGACCAGCGGCAAGATAAAAAGTAACACACTTGAAACGCGCCTTAACACGCTTGCCAAGATTGAAAATCTTAAAGCAACAGCAGCAGAGCAAAAGGCTACGTTAACTTCGTTGAATAAGAAAATCCAAGGAGTTGGATTTTTTAACAACGTAATGGACAAGCTTGGAATGATTGGAACTGGGTTCTACTCAGAGGGCTTGGGTTCGGCTGGTGGTTTATTTCCAGGCCTTACAGGCGGTATGGCTCAGATTGATAAAAACAGGGCTGATCTTGTTAAGTTTTCAAAAGATGTTGAAAAGGCAATGTCGGACGCCGAAAAAGGCGTGGCTGGTGCTGATAAGCAAATTGAGAAACTTTTCCGAAGAGTTGATAAGTTAGACGTTAGGGGCACTGGGCGTGACAAGACAGAATTGCGGCAAGCACTGCTTAGTGGAACGTCTGGAGCAGCGTTGGAAGCCTTAATTCCAAAGCTTGAGCAATCAGTTAACCAAGGCTCTGTTGCCGCAGGACTTTTAAAGCCAGACAACAAAAGGGAGAAAAAGCCAAAGGTTGTTTCTGAGACTGATAAACTGCGTGCTGCTCAAAAGGCTATTATTGCAGAGTTTGAAGCTGGCAATTTAACTTTAGCCGAATTTGAAACCAAACTTGTTGCTGTTACAGACGCGTTTGGTGACGCCAAGAATCCGGCAGAAGATTATTTGAAGCAGTTTAAGGAAGCCAATGACAATGTTGAGAAGTTCAAAAAGTCAACAAATGACCTAACAACAAAGTCATTGCCTGACTACATAAGCAAGCTTCGTGACCTAGAAGCGCAGTACGAAAGCATTCAAAAAAGTGAAAAAATGACGAGCGATCTTCAGATCGGCTTCATGAATGCAATCAAGGCTACCGCTACTGGCCCGATAGACATGCTTATTAAAAAGTATGAATCTCTTAATACTGGTATGACGCAGTTTCAGCAGGATCAGGCTGCGGCAAAGGGTGTGCTTGATGCACTAAGTGCGGAAACTGGCGAGGCCGCCGGAGTCGGCGCTGATGCCGCTAGGGAGGCTATCGGCAGATTAAATAAAGCA